ACTGAGTCGAAGAAAGCTGCAATGAACAATAAGACTAGGCCGTTTTTTGGCTTTAGCGCGAAAGAACAAAAGCAACTAGGCGAAGTATTCTTTAAGGCGTTGAAATGAGTGTACGAGAAAACATTGCTAACAACTTAGTGGCTACATTACAGGCGGTTAAAACGCCAGTTGATATTAAGTATGTCACTCGTGAACCGTTTGATTTTACTAAGTTATCAAGCGCACAATTTCCTGCTATTCTTGTTCGCAGTGCAGGAGAAGATAGGGCAGACAGTAGCATCGGTGGGTCAGTTACGCAGCGCATGGCTACAATAAATTATGAGCTAATCTGTTATGTCAAGGGGTCGGTAATTGATACGGCTAGAAATAACATAATAGAAGCTATTGAAGAAGGTCTTGATGTAGATCGTTTGCGTGGGGGCTATGCCCTTGATACGCAGATCACTAATATTGAGATAGATGAAGGTTCTATTGATCCCGTTGGTGGGGTCATTATTACAGTTCGCGTTTTGTATCAATACACTCGCGGCACAACTTAACTTTAATTAGAGGTAATTATCATGGCGACTAAAACAGGCGCATCTGGTGTAGTAAAAATCGCGGCATCTGGCGGCTCTGTGGCCGTTGTGGGTGAGGTTCGTTCTTTCACGTTTGATGGGTCAGCAGATACCATTGAAGATAGTGTAATGGGTGATACCGCACGATCTTACAAAGAAGGTCTAAAAACTAATACAGTATCTATCGAGTGCTACTGGGATGAAGCAGACGCACAGCAGCTTATTCTTGATGAACGCGCTTCGGTAGACTTTGAAATCTATCCTACAGGTACTGGCACTGGCGAGACTTACTTCTCTGGTGGCGGCATCGTGACTTCACGTTCTATTACTGGTTCTTTTGACGGAATGGTAGAAGCCAGCTTCTCCATCCAGTGCAGCGGAGCAGTAACTGAAGCAACAGCATAAGGGGACTAAACCATGGGATTAGCTAAAGAGTTACGAAACAGAAGAAAGTTAGAGGCGCGAGAAGTACAGGTGCCAGAATGGGGTGACGAATCTGGAGCGTTTAAGTTATATTGCAGAAGCATTACCTGCTATGACTTAGATCAACTACAGAAGAAGCACCCCAACTTTCTTAACAACACTACTATCGGTGCAATGGTAGATTTGATTTGCATGAAAGCAGAGGATGAGAGTGGCACTAAGCTCTTTAGCTCTGCTGAGGATCGCATTGACCTGATGGGTGAGGAGACAAGTGTTATCTCTGAAATTGCCAATCAGATGTTTGCAGAGATTGAGACATCTGAGGCGCTTGAGGGAAACTAAAAAGCGATCAGTCGAGGATGAACCTGCTTTCCTTGGCTGACCGCCTCCACCTCACAATAGAAGAAGCAGAAAATATGCCGCTTAACCATTTCACCGAATGGATGGCTTATTTCAAAATACAGAGCGAATCTAATGGCTGAAAATGTAAACATTATAATCAAGGCTTTTGATAAGACCGAAGCAGCATTCGCAGGCATTCGCAATGGTTTTGCAAAGATAGGTAAAGCCGCAGACAAAGTTAAAAAACGATTCCCTACTATTACAAAAGCTATTAGCGGTTTAGCTGCGGTTGCTAAAAAAGCCTTTCAAGCTGCGGTTGTGGTTATAACTGCCGCCGCAACTGCAATGACTGCACTGACAGTCTCATCCCTCCGATCAGGCGACCAATTAGCTAAAACGGCAGATAAGATAGGTATAACAACAGAGGCTTTGGCTGGGTTGCGTCATGCAGCAGAGCTTACAGGCGTTTCTGCTGGCACTATGGATATGGCAATGCAACGCCTTACCCGCCGAGTTAGTGAGGCTGCTAACGGCACAGGAGAGGCTGTAGGGGCATTGCATGAGCTTGGCATTAATGCGTCTGAGCTAGAGCAGCTACCTTTAGACCAGCAGATGAATGTGATTGCTGATTCTATGGCTAAAGTAAAAAGCCAGTCAGATAAAGTTCGTCTTGCCATGAAGCTGTTTGACTCTGAAGGTGTTGCGCTTGTTAATACGTTAGCGGGTGGTTCTGAGGGTCTGGCTAGGATGGCAGAAGAGGCTAATATACTTGGTCTGGCAATGAGTCGAGCAGACACTGCACAGATTGAGGCTGCCAATGATTCTATTACTAGGGCTAAAGGCGTATTCACTGGTCTAGGTAATCAGTTAGCTGTTGCTTTCGCCCCTATTATTGAAACAGTAGCAAACCTATTTAGGCAATCGGCTGTTGACTCTGCTGAGTTCGGCAATATTGGACAGCGTGTGGCAGATGCTTTAGTTACTGCATTTGCTAAGGTTCAGGGTGCATTGCACTCTATATCTATATTTGCCAAGCAAGCTAAACTTGTATTTTATCAGTTGGCCGTATTTATTGGTAAAGAGCTAGTAGATGCTATCCGTCCTTTTATAGGGCTTTACGATGCTATTGCTGAAAAGCTAGGAAAACCAGTCATAGGCGATGGCATAAACCAATTCTTTAAAGATGCTTATGTAGGCATTCAAGAACTTAAAACTGAAATAGAAACAATGCGAACCATGAATCCTGCTGAGGGGATTCTGGCTGCATACGAAGAGATAAAACTAGCATCCCGTGAAACCGCAGAGATTGTAGCCGCTAACTCTCCCGCAGCAGTATTAGCTGCTGAAGGTGAAAAGGCTGTAAAGCAAGAAACTTTCCAAGATAAGATAAAGCGCAAGGCTGTTATTGACTTAGCTAAGTTTGAAGCCCTGACAGCTACCGAAAAGACACAGCAGGTAGTTGGTGAGCTTGGCAAGCAGTTTGCCGCATCTTCAGCCCACAGCAAAAAGCTATTTGCGGTCAATAAAGCCTTCCAGATTGGGCAGGCGATAATGAATACTTATTCTGGAGCATCTAAAGCTCTGAGTGCTTACCCGCCACCCGTTAACTTTATGATGGCTGCTGGTGTTGTAACTGCTGGTCTAGCTCAGGTTGCACAGATTAGATCACAGTCTTTTGATGGCGGTGGTTTCACTGGTAGTGGGTCAAGGGCTGGTGGTGTTGACGGAAAGGGTGGATTCCCTGCTATTCTGCATCCTAATGAAACTGTAATTGACCACAGCAAAGGTCAAGGCTTAGCTCCTGCTGTAAATATTACTATTCAGGCAAATGACACTAAAGGGTTCGATCAACTGTTACAATCTCGCAGAGGCCAGATTATTGGCATGATTAATCAAGCGATGAATAACAAAGGAGCAGCGAGCCTAGTATGAGTGGAACTTATCCCAGCACTCCCGTCTTTAACTCGGTCGGGTTTACCTCTAAGTCATACAACCTAATGAGCGAGAGCTTGTCTGGGCGCACTCAGGTACGCAATATTGGCGGCCAGCGGTTTGAATTTAAGGCTACCTACCCGCCTTTGACTACCGCAGAATTTGCTCCAGTTTATGCTTTCATAATGGCACAAAATGGCATGGCTGAAACCTTCCAAATAGTGCTGCCAGAAATAAGCTCTAAGTCAGGCAATGCCACAGGCACTGTACAGACAGTTGGAGCAGATAGTATTGGTGAAACGTCTATTGTCATTGACGGATTGTCTGGTACCTTAAAGGCTGGAGATGTCATAAAGTTTGCTAACCATAATAAAGTATATATGATAGTTTCTGATTTAACTGGATCAGGCACTCTTACTATTGAGCCTGCTCTTCGTGAAGCTACTGCGAATGACACTGCGATTACTTATGATAACGTACCATTTACTGTACGTTTAAATAACGATTTGCAGCAATATTCTGTAGGGCTGGCCTCACTGATAAAATATGAAGTTGACTTTATCGAGGCAATCTAATGACCAGATCGATCAATGCAAGCACAGAGGCAGCTTTACAGGGTGACTCATTTAATTTTGCAACTCTAATCTATTTTGGTTTTTCTACTGCCATCAGGATAACTGATTGGGATAGAGACATATCTGCATTATCAAACACATGGGCCAGCAGTGCTAACTTTCTTAGCTTTGGTTCGTCATCTGAATCCGCAGAGTTGGCCGTTAATGGTATCGATATAACCCTTAGCTCTGTCGAACAAAGTTATGTGAGTATATTCCTTACGCAAAATTATGTTGACGTTCCTGTAAAGCTATATAGGGCTGTGCTTGATAGTAATGATGCTGTTGTTGGAAGCCCGATATTAGTGTTCGATGGTTTTATTACAGGGTTCTCAATTGAGGATGATGAAAGCTCTAGTGAGATTAGCGTAACTACAGCTTCTCATTGGGCTGACTTTGAAAAGTTAAACGGCAGAAAAACTAACCACAACTCTCAAGTGTTACACTTTCCTAATGATGAAGGTTTTGAATTTGCCGCAAATACAATTAAAGACTTGAAATGGGGTAAAAAGTAGATGGCATTTTGGGCTGTCGCAGCACTGTTTGCAGTATCTGCTGGAATTACGTATTCCAGTATACAAAGCGCAAAAAAGCAAGCCAAAAAGCAAGCTGATGCTATGGCTGGTGTGCTTGTTAACAAAGAATCAAACATTGAGCCTTTACCTGTAATTTATGGGACTAGGCGGGTCGGTGGTGTCAGGGTATTTGTTTCTACTAGAGATGCTAGTGGTGGCGATCCAAATGAATACTTATATATTGCTTTGACATTATGTGAGGGCGAAGTCGATGCCATTACAGATATATTTTTAGATGATAAGCCTATTACCGACAGTCAATATACGGGTCTATATACTGTTAACGTACATACTGGTGCTGACAATCAAAACTATGATTCACTTCTAGCAGAGGCTAGTGGGTGGACTACAGCGCATAAGTTAAGTGGTGTTGCTTACCTTGCAATAAGATTAAAGTGGGATCAGGACGCTTTTAGTGGCATACCAGAAATAACTGCTTTAGTGCGTGGTAAGAAAGTCTACGATCCTAGAAGTCCTAGTGCGGCTAATGCGTATAGTGATAACCCTGCTTTATGTATTCGTGATTACCTTACTAATGCAAGATATGGCAAAG